CGCTTAACGATTTCGACGGCTGTATTTACGCCGCCTTTGTTGTTATTGATTCCTAACGTTTCCTCTGTTAATATCGTCGTAATTGAACGTTTAATGTGTTCGTCCTTTAGAATCGCGATATACTGGTTAACGGGTTCGGTGTACGATAGGTCGTTACCCCACCCCGAAACGCTCGCAAGGTCGCGCGGGTCGATTGCTTTTGTGCTTAGTGCATAGCTACCGAGTGTAAGGAGCGTCGGTTGCTTGTTATCTGCTTGTATCGATTTAATCGTTTTAAAGCATTTTAACGCGAGTTCGTCCGTAAAGTGATGCTCAGATAGCTGCGGCACTATTTCACGCGCTGCATCGGGTTCGTGCAGCATTATGAAAATTAAAGCCTGTTCAATTTTTGGCAGGGGTTTCATTATAGGCAATTTTCAAAAGTTGCATTATGGTTAATAACAATCATTTTAAAGTGTTCAGCGCAATCTAAAATAATGGCTTCATATTGCTCAAGTTTATTGAGTTTAATAAACTCTAACCATTCGTTAATACCTTGAGGCTTTTGAGCTAAAACTAAATCTTTAATTGTCATCGTGTAAGTGTTTAAAGTTTGGGCGGTGGTTAGCCGCCCGTTGTTATCATTATCCTATTATTTTTTCAGCAATTTCTATTGCTTTGTTTTTGCTTAAGATTGTTTCGGTTTGTTTTATGTTTTCATTTATAAACCAAAAATTAGAACTATTTGAGTAGGTGTAAATTGTTATGTAATAATTATAACCATCAGATAGCAGCGTTCTATTAATAATTGCTTTCTTGTTTCGTTCAGCGTTTTGGATTGTGATTTGAAAGTTCATGGTGTAAGTGTTTAAGAGTTTGATTCAGCAAACATACAACTATATTTTGATTCTGCAAACTTTTTCTAAATTATTTTAAAAATATTTTTCTTACTGCATCTTAACCCCCATCGAGGCGCGTGTTACTACGGCGTTTTGTGGTTTGTTTTCTTTATCGCGTTTGCTCCATGTTACTAACCTTCGCCCAGTATCCCAAGCATCTTGAGCCGTTAGTCTTAGTTTACCATTTGCTAAAGGTTCTGCCCAATAGTTAAAAAACTCGTTCAGCATATTTTTAGGGTAGCGTTCAGCGTATTGTGTCATTGATTTAATCAAATCGTCTTTGCCCCACTTTTTAAAATTAGCATTAGCATTTACATTATCATTCTCATTTACATTAGCATTTACATTTACATTAGTGGGTTCTTTGTGGGTTTCTTGAGGGTTTTGTTGGGGGTTTTTAGTGGGTTTCGTTGGGGGTTTTTCGCTTCGTGGTCGCCCTCCCTTTTTACCATGTTCAGCGCCTAAATAACCGTTGTTTTTACCTGCTATTGCCTTACGGTTATTTGCTTCGATTTGTGGCTTTATAAGCATAAAAATCGTTTTACTTAATCCGATTAACTCAACCTCAACTCCATTAAAACCGAGTTCACATATTGCCGCCCAAACCTCTAAACGGTTTTGCTCAGGTAAGCCGTTTAAGGCTTCATAAAACGAGCGGTAAATTACCATTGAATCTTTCATAATAAAGAAAGCCCTTTGAAATTTACGGTGGAATCGGCTCGGATACACCTTGCCTCGTAAACCCAAAGGGCGATAAGTTAATTTCGTTTCGTTTAGGATTCCACCTCTAAACGTTTCAAATTTACAAAATTTACTGCTCTTTACAAAACACCGTTGTTTGTGTTATATACTCTTTTCCAGAAATTATAACGGTTATTGTACTTGTTGTTTCCTCAACATACTTTTTTATTTCGCGCCGTGTTAAACCACATTGCTCGGTAATTACTGGCGGTTGTGGTTGCATTTGCCCGTATTTATTAGTTGCACTTTGCATTATGCGACATTCAAAACAACGCTCGCAACTGGTAAACAATAGCGCCGAAGCGCAAAAAGTGTAAAGTGTTTTCATATTATTGATTCAAATAGTTTTCAATTGTGTTTAGGCATTCATCTAACCCCGAGCAGAACAATGCCTCGAAACCCACGTTTTTAAGCCGGGTAAGGACTTCAAATTGTTCTGCAAGGTGTTCGTCTTGTTTTAGCGTTCCATCGCGTTTAAACGGCTTAAAATCGCCCTTTTTGATTTCGATAAACAAACCGCAAAATTTACCACGCGGGGCGGCGATAAATAAGTCGGGGTAACCTCGGTGCGGGTTCATCGATTTGTGTACCCTTGCTTGCCCTACGCTCATTTTTGTACCCGCGCTGAAATCGAAACGAAACAGTATTTCAGGGTGTTTGTATTGCATATACTTGGCGATGGCTGTGTATATATCGCTTTCGCGTGGTGGGCGTTTCATCGCTTATAAATATTGTTGCATACTATCATAAATTCAACGCGCCCCTTATCGCTGGTCATATCGTCGAAAAGGTCGATTAAAATACAACGGTTGTTATCGTAATCGTTAAACACCTTGCGGTACTTAAAATTACATTCGAGGTATTCAAACCCGCACGAAAGTATGTAAGAGGCAACGTTTTTATAAGAATGCCCGATAAACTCGTTAAGGTCGCCGAGGTCTTCAGCGTATGTTAGCGCCTCTTTCTTTAATTTGTCCATCGATTAATCGTATTAAATCAGTTCGTTCAACTTGTAAAAGAATTGCCACTGTTGCGGCTGGTATTGTACCCTTGTGGGTCCACCAAAACTCGGCGCATTTTAGTAATCTTTTTTTATAGCCTATGCCACTATGCGGCATATACTTAATGTGCTTATTAGCCTCGGAAATGAGCTGCATAAACTCATACGTACCGTATTTACCCGTTTGTGCCATTGTGTAGGTAGTTAATGATTAACTGCGTTGCGCTTTCGATTTCTAAATCGTTATGGCGGTATAAGTATAAGTCCTTAAAACTACCCGATTTTTTAACCTTTGGCGGTACGCCTATGTAGTAAAACTGCTTTGGGTCGAAGCCCATCAAAAGCGAATACCAAACCGCCTGAACGTGGTTACAATGTTTAACCATATCGGAGGCGAAAGCCTGAATATTTTTAGCGCTCGTTGTTTTAACATCGGCAATAATACCACGCTCTAACCAACACAAATCCATCATGCCCTTACCCTCGACCGTTATACCGCCTATCGTTACGTTATTTAACGCGATGTATTCATGCTGCGCTTTGTCGAATAGTTCGCCTAACATCGCAACCTCGTGAATCGCATTATAAACGTTTTGCGTACCGGGCGGCATATCGTCGAACGGCTGCTCAAGTAAATCGAAATGAAATGCCGCGCCCTCGGTTAGCGCCTTTTGTGCGTAGCTTATGTCGCCCGTGTAGAATCGTTTAATACGGCTTGCGCTAATTGCTGGGTGTTTAATATATTCGTCGCGTGTCATTGGTTAAATGTTTCGTTGTAGTATTGTTCGCCGATTTGAAGCCAAGTATATGCAGACGCTTTATTATACGTTTCAATGATTTGCTCCTTTTCCATTATTTGAGATTTAACCCGCGCCTCAATCATTAACTCGCTGAACTTAGCCCCGTCGATTTTTTCCTCGACGTATTCGATAAAGGCTTTCAAAAATTGGTCATATAGGTAATCCGTTGCCGTCTGTTTCATGTTTAAATTGTTGTATTTGTTCAAGTGAAATAAAGATTTGTAGTTCGAAACCCTGCTTTGCAAATAAAAGAAATTTGCCGTTTTCGAGTATGTACTCACGCGGTATATCCCAGCGCCCGAAATCGTCAACTATTCGCACCGTATCGAAGCGCGTTGCTTCAGCTATTAACTTATGGTTTAAGCCGTAGGCGTTACCCTTTTGTAAAAGATGCTTTGCCCGGTTGCGCGTTACAGTTAGCGTTCGCGTTGGCATATCTATTTCGCCGATTTTGCGCTCTTTAGGGCTTTTTGAAAGCCGTATCGATAGCCGCAGGGTGTTACCCCCACGGCGTACGATTATAGCATTACCGAAACTATCTTCGACTAAAGCGGTGTTATCGTCTATTCTCATCGGATTACTTGCGTTTTGTGTTCGTATAATTCAACCCCTGCTATACTATCCACGCCGAGTTCTTTCATTGCCTTTGGCAGCCCTACGATTAAATCCTCAGGCGTTAGGTTGTTATGCGCAAACTGAACGGATAAAACTTTAATCCAGTCAACCTCGCCAACAATTCGCGCCTTTAATGTGGTGCGTATGTTTTTCGTTTGGTTGTTTTCTACGGTGGTGGCAAATAGCTTATCGGTAAACGCTGCCATAATATCGTTAACCGATTCGGCTTGCTTCAAGCTCGCAGCGGCTTCGGCTTTTAACTTTGCCTCGGCGGCTTCCTGTTCAGCTTCTAAACGTTCGTAATATTGTACCATGCGTTTTTTAGCATCTTCGATAAATTCGATTAGCGGCGCGGTGGCATCCTTTTCGAGTTTGATAAGTTCCTTTTTGAAATGCTCGAGCGGCGTGGTTACTTCCTTACGTGCGGCTTCGATTGCCTTAACCGCGTCGTTAACATTTTTTACGGCTGTGTTCAATGCGCTGTAATCGGTTGCGCTGTTAATGGTTAACGCTTCGGCATTGCGTTTAATTATTGCTTGTGCGTTTAATACTTGAGGCGAATTTATCGCTAAGTAGATTTTTTCGATTGGTATTTGTACCTTTGCAAGTGAGTTCATGTAGTTCTGTTTTACTGATGTGTGAGGGGCGGCGCTTTGCCGCCCTTTATTATTTAATCCCACGGTAGGTCGTTAGCCGCTTTTTGTCCGAATATATCGTCGATGTCTGGTAACTGCTCAAAGTTCGCGGGCGGTTGTGTTTTAGGGGTGAAATCGTTTTTAAAATTCGCCGCCGTCATTTTAATGTATTCGTCCGATTCTTTGATTTTATCCTGAATGAACTCGGGTAGCTTTGCGAATGTTTCTTGATTATGTTCGGTGGGCGAATAAACATAAGCCTCGTTAATCGGTTCGGGACACGTTAAGCCCTTTGGCATCGGCGTTATGCTCATAATGTTTGCATAGGTATTCTCGCCTTTGGTTACGTGCGTAACGTTTACCATGCACGTTTTACCCAGTAGTGTAAAAATATCGAACTTAGCCGCCTCGCCGTCGGTCATTTTCTTACCTAACCACGCCGAAACATCGCGGCGTAATAACGCCTTTTCATTCATGCTTAACGTGTAGATGCTGCGAACGTAGTACGGCTGTTCGCCTTTGTCGTCGTTAAATACCGCTTTCTCGGTTGGCAGTTCAAATAGGAATTGAACTTTGCGCTTTTTACCGGGAAAGTTACCGCCCTGCTCGGACGTTCCGAGGTCAATAATTTGATAGCAGCGCGCTGGGTATAAACCTTCGGGCGCAATTTGTCGTGCGGCGTTGCCGCCTGTTGGAGCTGTTAAAGCCATTTTAAAAAGTATTAAGGGTTAAAAATTAAAGGTTCTCGGATTGAATCGCGTGTACGAGGTTGCGGTTAATGCCGTCGATAACCTCGATGAAAAGGTCGCTAAATTTTGCGCGCTCTAAAGGCTCAAATAGTCGGTGCTCATTTGGTACGCCTTCGACCTGTTCGCGGTGAAATTTACGCGCTAAGTTAGCCGCGCCTGAATCGCATCGGGTGTAAATTCCTTTCATGCAGCCGTCGTTAACGAGCATCGTCATAACGCCGCTAAGGTGGTCGTAAAAATAAAATTCGGTGTTTTCGTAGTTGCGGAAAATGGTTACTGTGTCCACGTTTATAAGTGTTTAAAGGTTTAAAAAGAAAGGGCGGTTATTAGCCGCCCGTGGGGGGTTAGTCAAAGTAAGCGCCGTATGCTTGGCGAGCCTCAAGTAAATCGTCTATTTCTTTTTGTAATACGACCTCTATCGCTTCCATTTCTTTAGTCCAAAAAGACTGCTCGTTCATTTTGTCTAAAATAGCTGAACGCTTATTAATTTCGGCTTCGATTGTTGGGTTGATTCTGAAACCCATTGCTGCAAATTCTGATGACATGGTGTAAATGTTTAATTGTTTAACACTGCAAACATACAACACTTTTTTAAATCTGCAATACGAAAACAAAAATAAATGCAAATTGTTTTATAAAACGCTGATAATTAACGCTCTTAATTTTGCGACCTACCCAAACCGAAACCGATAAGCGCCCCGAATCCGACCTTTGCCGCCGTTGTTTCGTACCATTTTTTGGGCGGTTCGGGAATGACAAAGCTGCGTAAGCCCTCGACGTTCATATTTGGGTTATCTATTGCAAGCCTTACCACGCTTTCACGGTTACGAAACGGAAAAACACCGCGTAAAGTATCGCCTATTCCTACCGAAATCGTCGCGGGTATGTTTAATGAATCGATTTGCAGGTATCCGAGGCGGTTAATTTTGCCACTCATATACACCCAGCGTTCAGATTTCGTGAAATTTCGCGGTAAAACAAGCGCGGGAACGCTATCGCGTATGTAAATCGGTTCGCCTAATTGAATTTTAGTCTTATAAATGGTGCGTGTAACTACCTCAACCGCCGCCTTCGGCTTATCGATGCGCAATTTTTCGGTTAAATCTTTGAGTTCTGCGATTTGTTGCCCTTGCGTGTATATCGTTAAGGAATCGTTTACGTGAGTTTTAACGAACTTTTGCTCTGTTAGTGTGGTTTGCGCTTGTTCATGGCACGAACGCACTAATAATAGGCTCAAAATCGCTAAAAATAGCAACCTTTCAGCCCAAACGTAACTCGGCGATGTACTTTTGGATTCTTTCACGGCATTTTATTTGTTCGGTTAGTATTGCTTTGGCGACGTTAGGCGGCATTTCGCGCTCGGTTAGGTATATTTTCAATACCTTAATTAAACGCTTATCGATTTGCTCGTCGGTCATATTTGGCGCGTTGCTTTTTTGACTAAAACCTTAACGGCTTCGTCCAAATTTACGACCGATTGTTCTAGCATCTGCAAAAGTTCGCCGCGCTCGGTTTCTGATAGCGACCTATTGCCACTTATTAATTTTACCAACCCACTAACCGAGGTTAACGGCTGTCGTAATTCGTGCGAAAGCATAAATCTAAACTCCTCGAGTAATACCCGTTGGCGTTCGTGTTCGTGGGCGCTTATGCTCGTAACGTCTACCAGTTGAAACCCGATAAAATGCACAGCACCCATAATGCTGTAAATATTCCAAACGTTAAAACGCTCGGATAAATTTTTTTGCTTAGTGCGGGCGTAAACGCGGGCGGGTTCGGGCTGTTTATCCTTTGCCCTTTTTACGGCTTCTATGAGCGTTTCTTTATCCTCGTGGCTGCTAACTATATCGACGATATTTTTCGGCTTAATATGGCTCGCGTAATGCTTAAAAAGTTCGTTAGTGCTTACGATTGTACCGTCGGTATCGGTTACCACGTAAAACAAGTCTAAAGAGTTTTCGAGTATGTATACCGTTGACACGATTGCAAATTTACGCAATCGTTAAAAATATTCTAAACGTTTTTTAAATCATTATATAAAGCCGTCCACGCAGGCACGCAACCGAGCGCGTATTTAATAGTTAGCAACATCGTAAACGTTAAAACTATTCCGTTGGCAAGTATATCGTAATTCATAGGCGTTTCAGGATTCGGCTCATTTCTTACAATCTGAGTTTTCGGGATGTAATACGTGGCAGCCGGGTACAAAGATACATCGCACGGCTGAATTGTATCGAATGCCGTGAGCACTTTCGGCTTTGGCGGTGTGGCAATGACAGCCTGAAAGCTCTCGCGGTTGGTTTGCGCAAAAGAGGTATCGGCATGAGCCGCTTCCCAGCTCATGGTATCGAGGTTTATCTTGTTATGCCTCGCAATTTTCACGGTGTCTCTACGAATCTGCTGCATCGCTCTTGGCTTTTGGGATATATCCTGCTGCTATTAGTGCTGCAATAATGGCTGTTAATGTCTCGGCTGTTATCACTTTGAAGATTAGCAAAAAGATTGATACCAATATCATCAGCGAACCGATGGTGCTGCGCCAGTGCTTGACGATTATATCGAGTATTCGCCTTGGTTTGGTAGGTCTTCGTGCCATGCCTTAATATACGCGCAAAGCCTTGCAGCGTTTGGGCAACGTAGGGCTAAAAATTACAAAGTGAGAAATAGAGATTTGCCTCATCTCTGCGCCTGTTGGTAAGCCCTTGCAGTGCTTTGCCGCCTGCCTTGTTCCACTTCAAAAACTCATCGAGGATGCTCGGGTCGGCTGGGTTGGCTTTGGCTTTCTTTAACAGCGTAGATTTCACCAACGCACCAGTCCCCACGTTGTAGGCAAAGCACACAAGCGCATCGAACTGGCATTGGTTAAGGTTAGGTAGGTGCTTATTGACTGCATCCTCATAGGGCGAAAGCGTGGCGAGCAGCAATTGCGTTGCTTCCTTTTCGCTGTTGAGCTTTTCGCCGAGCAGCACCTTCTTGCCATTCGGGTAGCGTGTGCTGCCGTATCCAATGGTCGGCACTCCAGCAGGGCAAAGGTAGGAACTAAGCCGCAAGCCCTCATACTTCTTAATCAGATTCAGACCGAGAAGCGAGGTGGAGCGCATTAGATGATAACGTATTGAAGGACTGCGTAAAGGCTTTGAAAGTTATGTCCGTTTGTTACGGAAGTAACGTTAATCACAATCTTGTCACTTGTAGTATTAGCAGATATTACCCAATTGGCAAGTTCTCCATCACTAACATTACTATAAGCTACAATACCAAAAGCGTTTTTAGCATTGGTAAAATCAGATGCAACAGGTAAATTCAACTCAAACTCAGCACCAGTTTCGGCAGCATCCATTAGAACGTCTAAAAACAATGAGCAAGTTACCACACTATCAACACGAGAATAATTTCCGCCTTGAATAACAACACTTGGATTTGTGCCGCCTGTATTAGTAGGCGTTGGATTCCATGCGCCACTCTCAAACTGCGGCATCCCTGAGTAGATGTTCTGCACTTCAATTTGCTTGGATTGATTTGCGCCAGTATCTACAATGTAAAACACATCAGTTGCAGCTGCCGTGCTTGTCGCTGTTAGGTCGGTTACTTTTACGCCTGCCATACTATAAGAATTTTTACAAAGTTAAAAAAAATCAATGACTTTCGGATTGTATTCAATCGTTGGCAATTCTTTAACCCAGTCAATGGTTGTGTTGCTTACCTCTTCGCGGCTTATTATCCAGTTGCCATCTGCATCTTGGATAGGGTTAAAGGTCATGTCGGTAGTGTATTCGATACCTTTGAGCTGGTTGGCTTGGTCTTGTGTGAGCATATAAACGATTATCATACTTGTCTGCCTAATGTGGTTTGGAAAGCTTGCACGATAGTGTACATTGATGAGGCATCTGCATCAGTCAATCCGCTGCCTATGGTTGCAAAGGCTAAATTTCGACTCGTGAAAAAGTTGCTACCCTGATACGAGCCTATGAATATATTTTGGCTATCCTGCGCAAATGATACTAAACTTTGCGTAATGATTGCAGCCCCATTCTTATACATCTTCGATGCCGTTGATGTCGTTCGTGTGCTTATGTACAATCCTTGCGAGTTTGTATTTGCAACAGTTGGAGTTCCGCTAAAATAAGCCCGATAAAATGCACCAAGCCCCGGCCATCTTGGGCTGTGGTGAATACCACCAGTGAACCCACCACTACCCATGTCGATACTCTGCTCATCTACATTCGTCCTTGAATAACTTGAGATATGTGCGCTGTTATTATTCAATACTAAATTGTTCAATCCAGTATTGCCCGTTGCATTTACTCCGTTGCCAGTAATTCCATTGGCATTGTGCGTCATCCCACCGCTCCAAGTTATTTGATATTGCGTTGTATTGCGCAAATTAAATGAGTGGGTTGATGCAGTACCGCCAACGAATGGATATATCGCATTGAACTTAGTCCAAAGATTCGCAGACTTGAGCGATGTTACCAACGTGCAGACTGCGCCCGATATGGTCGGGTTAGTTATGCCAGTAGCAGTCAAAAACGCAGCGCAGTCAGGGTCAACAGCCGCAGCATAAACGTAAGGATTAATTATAAAACTCATGCGTAAGTACCGATTAATGCCACCTTTAATCCCGTTGCCGTGCCGTTGCCGATTTGGTCGATGTCGATTGTCATCTCTGCATCATCGGCAAGAGCCGTGTCGCTAATTACTGGAGGCGTGGCTGCCGTTGTACTTGTCTTTTCGGTGTTATCAATGGTTAGTTTAGTGCTTAATATGCTTACACCGCCCTCGTTAATGTCCACCGTAAAGATACTGCCCGATGCTTGCGCTGTGGTTAGCGATGCCCGAACTGCTATAAGGGTAACAGCGCGAGGCATCCTGAAAGTAATCTTTGCCGTTCCCGTTGTGAGTGCCGTGGTTTCATCCGATGCAGCAACCACAAGCTCGAAAGGCAAAGCCGCAAGCGTGCCATTCCCTCGAACATACTGCGAGGTCGTGCCGCCTAACACATTGCCCAAACTTCGATTCTTCCAAAGGTTATTTACCCCAGTAGTGTAGACCAAAAGGTCATTGTTAACGGGCGTAACGGTTGTGATGTCAACATCGCTAAGCTCGTCAAGCTGGAAGCCGTTTTGCACAAACACATATATCTGACCATTGCCTGCATTCGCACGCTCAACAATCCCGATACGTGTTAAGTGATTTGGCGCTAATGGTAGCGTGTTGGTGAGTGAGCCTGCGGTATTTCCTACATAAAGCGTATCGCCTGCGGTAAACATCCCAGTGTTGATACCATCGACCACGCCCTGCGTTATGATGTAGCCCTTTTGATTTGGTGCAATCGAACTACTGAATACAAGCCCTACCGTTTTGGAGCTTGTCGCCTCGGTAGTGTTATTCGCGAGCTTCACCGTCATGCGGTCTCCAGTTGCGCCAAAGGCATAGACAGGCTGCCCTCGGTTAATCGTTACGCTGTCCGCATTTGTGATGTAGGCGAACATTTGATTCGGTGCAACGCCAAGTATTTGGAAGTTCGTCCCGTCATATATTGCAACGAATTGCTGGTTCGCTGCAATGTCGCCGCCTATGATTGGCACGGTGTTATTCTTTGCAATGTTAACCGCACCAAGTCCGTTTATGTTTAGCGTTGATGCGCCTGTGTTCGCGTTAGTGAATCCTATCGCGTATGCATCGTTGAGGTTGTATGCTGTTACCCCTGCAATAGTTACCGCGTAGGTATCAGTCCCCGTTGCCTGACCGCCTTGCATACCCGTTGCGGCGGTGCTGTCAATCGTGAAGCTCGGATATGTACCGCTTACGGTTATATCCGTGCCGCCTATGATGCTTACGATTTGGTCTGGTGCGGTGTTGGTTACAATGTTACCCGTTAAGTCGATACCCGTGCCCGCTGTTAACGCATCTTGTTTACCGTCGAATGTATTAAAGTCGGTTGCGCTTAAATAACCGTCGCTTACCGTTGTAGCCTGCGTTATACTTATATCGGGTGTAGCCCCACCGCTGGAGCTTAACGGCGCGCTTGCTGTTACGTCTTCAACAATCGTAACGGGTATTGTTGGCTTGTTTAATATTTGATTATTTCCGCTCGTTGCGTTCCAGTTTGAGGGCTGTTCTACAAGCGGAAAGCCTGCTCCGAGGTTAGTCCAATAAGTCGCGTTTGTTGGTAGTATTGAATCGTTATTAGCGATACATCGATATACGTTACCATTATACCAAACGACGTTACCGATTAAATACTGATTGCCCGTAGAGCTTAAATGGTCGGTTGTGAAAGGCAACGCTAACAACGTACCGCCACCGCCCCCACCGCCTACGGCTACTAACGGGTCGCTAGGTGTACCATTTCCAGTAATCGTAACCCCGTCAACCGAAACCTCGGTTAAGCAAGGCGTACACGGTAAAAAGTCGGGCGGTAATGGTATGTCGCCCGTGTTGCAAATATCGTAACACGTATCCTCTGAGCCGCTAACTATTTCAACTTCTAAATCGATTACAACCGTGGCAAATTCGAAATTAGGCGGTAACGTTTTATCGCCCACCGTGTAGCCGTTCGGGATTACTTCGTAGCTAACAACGTCTATTACGTCTTTAAATCCATAATCGCGCCCGCTTACTAACTTATAAACCCGAGAGGCTACCCAGTCGCCCGCATCTTCGCCGTCGCATGGTAGGTGCGATTTGCGAACTATTGCATACGCCGAAAGGTTAAATTTCGTCGAATACATTTGCTTGCAACCGCTAACCCGTAGGCTATCGATTTTCGATATGTTTACCTTACCGCGCTTCGCCCAAAATAGCGTACCCTGTTTAGAATCGTAATCCGTTACGGGTATTGCTTGCCCGTCGCCTATGTAGTAAATCCACCCCTTATCGCCTGTAAGCTCACATAAACCATATATGCGGTCGAATATATTACTAACCTCTACGCGTTGGTTTAAGCGGTCGATAATGCTTTTTAAAATCATGCTCCCAATTGTTTATTGATTTGCTCAACTATTAATTCTTCATGGTATCTCAAAAACTCTATTTCTTCTTCTTCGGTAGGCTGAAAAATTATACCATATCCACGAAAGGAATCGTAAACGGGGTTGACCTCTTTGCCGAATTGTAAGCCTTGCGCCTTTAAATATTCGCGGTCGTCTAACATTAACGCGGCGGTTAACCCTTGTTCGAGTATTGGTTCGGTTAAAAAGTTACGCCGCAAAAAGCCCGTAAACTCGAGCGGTATTGGTCGGCGCTGTTTTCTAACTGTGTAGCCGGGTGAATAAGGTGTTTCGTAATCGCCGCCACGCCTTGCGGGTAATGGTATTTTTTGCCCCGCCGTGTTTAGGTTACCGCCCGAGGTTTCGAATATTCTATTGTACATGATTCGGCGTAATTCGATAGCGGCTAAATATAACGGCTCAAAATTACTTAGCCAGTCGTTATATAGCGCGTCGGTTCGTTTTTTCGCCTCTTCGGGTGTCATGGCAGCGCCGTTACGTATTTAATGTTTTTACGGCAATCGAAGCAATGGTTATCGTCAGGTAATCGCATATTTTGAAGCATCGCCGTTAATTCGGTATTGTATTGTTCGGCTGCAATGTCGCGGGCGTTTGTTATGCCGCCTAAATCCTTTGCGCCCTTGTTTACGATTACCGAAGTGTTCGCCCGTTGGTTAGGGCTTACCGTTAACGCGTAGTTATATATTTCTACGGCTGTGGCGTAGGCTAAAGCTAAACTCATTTGATTACCGATTGAACATAACCACCCGCGGCGGTCGCAGCTAACCGAGTAATTTAAACTCATACCCGTTGTATACTTGTTATTCGAACTACTTAATACGCTTACGCCGTCGGTTGTTAGGTTAATACCTATTGCATCTACGAACGGGCAAATATGCGCCTCGCGTACCGAACCGCCGCAATCGTAGCAACTACCTTTTTTCGGGATAAATTTAACCGTGTTCATAGTCGATTCATAAACAAAAGCCAAATCTAATTTTCGGCGCTTTGCTGCGAACTCCTTACCGATATAATACTCGATGCCGCCAGCCGTGTACGTTATTGTATCGATTAACTGCAATGTAGTCATATCGAAAACAAGTATCGGTACGTTTGTATTACTCGAATCAATTGCGAGCGTTAAATCGCTTATAAATAGGTTTAAATAGCTTAACGTGTTCGGGCTTATCTTAACACGTATGCCGCCGTAATTACCCGCCCCTAACGCCGTTTGAACGTTGCTGTAATCGGTTACGACTTGCCCCACCCGTTTCGATTCGATAATCGTGTCGGCTTTCATCATTGGACTAAGGCGCGTAAGAATGTCGCTGCTTAATTTTTTCCAAGCGAAAGCCCGTTTATCCTCAAATAATTGAACGCCGTTTAAATACTGGTCGGTAATTAATTGCCCTAAAAAGGTGTTATTTATACCGAGTTCGTCGATATATAAGCCCGTCGTAGGTTCTGCGAGGTTGCAATCGCGTAAGCCTAAAAGTGATTCGTAGCACATAAGCACAAAGATAAAAAAAAGAGGGGTTATAAAACCCCTCCTATTCGGTTACTAAATTATCTAACCCAGTTTGCGTCAATAAGTCTTCATCGGCTTGCGATAATAAACCTACCGACGCTTTTACGGGTTTACGATTTCAATGCAGTTAACATAGTTAACGCCTGCGTATTTATCGCCAGCCTCGTAAATATCGGTTGGCAATGTTACGAGTTTACCAGTATGCGTTAAAACGATGGATAAGTTACCGCAATCGTCCTTCATGGTTAGGTCAACAGGTAAGCCCGCAGGGGTGAAAGCAATTGTTTTGCTGTAATTGCTACCCGCTACTGGTGTAATACCCGCGTTCCATTCTGCCATATTGAACGATAACCATTGCATCGCGCCCGCAGTCGTAGCTAAGTTCTTTAGCTGTGAACCTTGAGCCGCTGCTAAACGTGCATCGTAAGCAAAGCCGAAACCGTTTTGTTGGCTAATAGCCAAAAGGTCGATACCGAATTGCGTGCAGCAACCTGCTTGCACAGCGTTAGCATAACGCTGCATCTCAGCACCACCAAATACCACAGGCGCGCCCGGGTAGTTAGCCATGCGTGTAGCTTGCAGTATGTCAGCCAAAGCAAATTCGTTCAATGCTTGACCGCCCGTTTGACGGGTTGCAACGCGTAAACAGTCGCCCGATACTGTGTAGTATCCTGAAACTTCAGTACCCCACGCACCGATTGACGAAACGGCTTGCGTTGCGGCGGCGCTTGCTACCTTACGGTCTATTACATCCATTAAACGCATAACACTTTCCAATACGTAACGGCTGTTTTCCTGACAATGGCGAGCAATATCAGCAGCGTTAATCAACTGTGAAGCTATGTACGTGTCGGTTGTTTCAAGCGTGTAGGTAGTGGTCGAATCGCCGTAAGTGTTAGTCGAAGTACACGTAAGGATATCTCCGCCCTCTTCAACTTCCGTTTCGGGTAGGCGCTGAATCCAACGAGCCTCAACCGTCTTTAGCTTACCGCGACCGGGCGCTACTTCTTGACGAATTAATTTTACGTTTTCAGGTGAATTAAGAAACTCGAGAAAAGGTAGCTGTTCGCGCTGACCTACTTCGATGAAAAGCTCCGAAAGGCTCATTTGCACGTTCGGGCATTCGGATAAAATGCGAGAAATTGACATTTTGTTTTTAGGTTTTAGAATTTGTCTTTGCACTTAATAGGCGGCAAAGATTCAAGCCTAAAAATAATTTGTCATTTGAGCGCTGTAAATTTACGAAATGTTTTTGTATTTAAAAAAGTCGTTTTATATTTGCTCTCGAAACATTCTTGCAGCTGTTTCGTAAAGGCAAAAAATTAGAACCTAACCGTTCAAATTAGTCCCCGAGATAACTGCAAGTATCTTCGGGGTTTTTTTATTCCCTAAAAATAAAATTTAGTTCGGTCGGGATAAACTACGGCTGCGAACTTGTAAAAAGTGTTACAGTGGGCATTAGTACCAGCACAGCGGTGATGCAAAGGAGTGAGCCGCACTACTAATCGGGCTACCGAATGGCTCGTAAAATAGACTCCAACCTAATAAGGCACGGCGACCTGTTAGGCACAGCGTTCGAAGGATGGCTCCGAAAAGCTATACGAACGAAATTGTGAAAGCGTAAAGCGATTTAAAACCGCTTTGGGCTAATCATGCTTTCACAGTTTCTCAGGATTCACCAAAAAGCTATACATAAACTACTATAAGTTTATTGTAATATTATAATACTGATGGCTCAAAAAAAAAGAAAACAAAAAAAACAAAGTTGGCAGTTTACAATAATGTAAAGGGCTATACTGAGCCAACAAGCTATCGAACAAAAAAACAATACTTTGTTTACGTTTTAGAATTCGAAAACAATTCTATTTATGTTGGTGTAGCTATTGATATAAATAAGCGTTTTAAACAACATATAGGCGGCTATGCTGCTAAATTTACAGAGGAAAATAAACCGATTAAAATAATTGAAACTATGCCAACGCATACAATAGAGTTGGGGTTGGCTTGCGTATTTGAAAATTATAAGGTTTGTGAGTATAAACGTTTACACCCAAATAAAAAGATAGGCGGAGGCGCTCGTAAAATGAGCCGCGATAAATACCGATAAAAAAAAACGCGCCCCGATTACTGGACGCGTTTTCAATTGCCTAAACTAACTATTGGTATGAACGAATAAAGAACGAGCCGAAATATACTACGGTAAATCGATTTTACCAAAAAAAGGTTTATCGCTTACCGAACGTCGCCCTTCACAGCTCCATAACTGACGCGCCCACCAATTAGCCGAACCTTTCGGCGAAGGGATGCCAGCACTACGAGCGCAGTAAGAATTACCTGCATCCGTGCCGGGCTTAATCCGATAGCCCGAAGCGCCAAAATGAATCTCGTTACCTTCATCGTCTACGGCTTTGTACTTTTTGCCTTCGCGCTCCGAAGCGGTAACGTTATAACCCTCATACTGCGGCATAGCTTTCTTTTGTTAGCTTGGTTTGTAAATCATTAAGGATTACGTTAAGCGCCTGAGTTAATTTTTCAGGTTTCACCATTTCTGAATGTTCGCCTTGCCGCCATTCGGCGTGATGCTTCAAAATTACGTATGCTTGGTATAATGTCATTTCACAAAGAAACGAGGGTTAACGCCTTTAACACGTTTATCGGCTTGCGTTTCGATTGCAGGGATTAACGGTTGACCTGCTCGGCTCATAGGCTTGCCCGCGTGCGGGTTCTTTTGAATGATACCCGCCGCCGTTGCTTCGGCTATCAATACATCGTTAACACCTAAGAACGCGCCCGCTTTGTCTTTCGATTTTAAGCGTTCGCCCGTCTTACGGTCTTTAACTATTGCGCTTCCATCGTCCTCTAAATCGATAACAAACTTTTCGTTAATCGCAGATTTAAAGCCTTTAATCGTATACTCGTTTACGGTAGGGTCTAACTTCAAAGAACTAAGTTCGCGCTCGAATACGCTGCTTACCTTAATCGCTTTTTGTTCCTCTGCGGCTTGCGTTTTGTAGCTTTCGAATTGCGTTAACGCTTCTTGCCTTGCTTGCTCAACTTCGGTGTATTTACGCTCAAGTTGTTTGTGTTTCTTTTCCCACTCAGCGACAAGCTCGGCTGCGCCGTTACCCGTTGCTTTTTTCTCCCATTCATCGCGTTGCTTTTCGTATTCAGTCTTTGCACGTTCGGCTGCGTTGCGGATTACGTCTAAGCTCTTTTGTTCTTTAAAATCGTCTTCGGTTAGAGTAACGCCAAACGGTTCGAAGGCGCGTTTAACGACGTTAGCAATTGAGCCGTTAAGTTTACCCAGCGTTGCGGCGTGTTCTTTTTGGTCTATCCAATTTTGTTGGAATTTCTCTTTAGCTGTTTCGAGGTTTTCGGCTTCGTCGAGGTTTAGAAACTTCACCAGTTCTAACGCCTCCTCGGGTTTCATTGCCATAAATTATAGGGGTTTCAATTTGTTTTAGTTTCAATTCACGAGCGCCCCGTGCTAATAGGTTCGAGGCGACTACATCAGATGCCTTAATAATTTTGCCGTCCGATAATAGTAAATACTTCATGCAGCACAAAGATAGTTAATTGAAATTGCAAAACAAAAAAGCCGCTTGTTAGGGCGGCTCGAGTATTGTTTGGATTAATGTTAATCTTTGAAGGCTTGGTTAACTTCGTCTAAAAAAGTTTCTTTTATCCAGTTCGAAGAAAATTTAAATTCTGTTTTTTCAATTACTTCGAAAATGCTAATAGTTCCGTAAGTGCCAAACTTTGTTTCGCGAACTAAGTTAGCCCAATTTCTCCATTCTTGTACTGAGTTAATTGAGTTCCAAGTTGAGATTAAGGTTTCGATTTTTGCTGTGTAAGGGTTCATGTGTGTAAGTGTTTAATTGTTTAACAGCACAAATATAGAAACACTTTTTGAATCTGCAAACTATTTCAGTAAAAAAGTGAAAATATTTTTTTACCTAATCGATATACCCCTCCACTCTTGCGCGTGCTTTAACGGTTTCGGGAACTTTTGACGCTGGCACGGGTACTAAATCATGGCGGCAATTCCAACCGCCCACGAATGTAAAAATCGTTCTACTATCCGTTCCATCGATTCGCCCCGCCCATGTACCATTCTTAATGTCGTTTATATCCGCGCTATTTTGACCCCGCCCCCATGCCTCTATTTCTTTTCGGTGGAATATTTCACCCTGCCTATGTTCGCAAAACGGGCGCGTCGTAGGTATTTCACCACCTAAATATTGAAACCATTGTATACCGATTTCTTCATTAACAGCCGCCGAAAAGCTACGGTCTGCGACGGCTTGCGCTGTGGTGGCGGTTGTTTTAATGTGTCCGAGTAAATTACCGTCGAGTTTACTATCGCCTATTATCGTAGCGCTTAAAGCCTTAACGGCTTCACGTAACGGGGCGCGAGATGCGATGTTAGCGGTTAGCTGCTCTAAAAAAGGTTGTGTTACGCGTTCCCTTAATCCACTACCAAAAAAACTATTTATCGCGTTCTGTTTACTTATTTGAACTAATCGCCGCTGTGCTTCGGTAGGCTCAAACCCCGCCTCGAACTTTTGTGCTATTTCGGTAGATAGATTTACACCCGCTTCGATTTGCGAAAGGAATTTACTCACCGCCTCTTTGTATTCGCCGCCCGCTAAAACCTTATTTAGTTCGTCGGCTATTAATCCGATTCGGTTAATATTTGCATCGCTCTGAATAATGTTCCCGGTACTATCTACGTCCATATCGCGAAGCAACGGCTCGACGGTACGCCACGCATCGAGCTGGGCGCGTTCGGCACTCGTAGCCATGTCCTTCGGTATCTGTTCAAATAACCGAATTTTCTTTTTTATCAGTTCGTCAAGCGATGCCATTTAATAAGTCGCGTTGCGCTTGTTGTATAGGGTCTAATTGTACGCGCACCTTTTCGGCTGCAATGTTACGCAAGGCTACGACCTGCTCCTGTAATGGTAGGTCGGTAAACTTTGGAGCATCTTCGGTTGGTATGTAGTTACGAATTAACTCCATTACTAACTGCGGGGCGCTAAAGTGTAACACGTCTTGCCACTTTTCAACCGTTCCATTCGCCACCCTTGCAGCAATATCCGCGCTACTCATTAACAACAATTCATCTGAGTGAATAATTAAATCGTATATCGCGCTCGTTTCCTCGTCGGTGTAGTGAATAGCTTTAATATAATTGTAAACGTTGCTAAACGTAACCGAAGGCGGTACGCCCACCGCGATGCCTTCGCCTATTACAGCTAAATAATCGCTTGGTGTACTTATGTCGAAGGTCGTAGGATAAACCAACGTAACGCCCCCGAATAAGTCGCCGTAACGCATCTTACCAGTCGTTACAAGTATAAACTCATATAGGCTAAATAACTGGTCTGAAATAGGCTTTAAAAACGCGTACAAACTACGCATCTTATTTAGGCTACCCGTAGCCGTTACACCTTCGCCAACGC